TCACGGCGTTGGCGAAATCGAGACTGTCCCGTTGCTGAGCGCCTGCGGCAGGCCGGGATCATTGCCCGGCGGTAGAAAAACAAGCGGGATGGCCTCCGCGATGGCGCCCGAACCTCCCCATTGATAAATGATCGAAGGAGCCGTGCCCGACCACATGAAAGTAAGGATCACCGTCATGACTCCGCCCGAGCAACTTACCCCAAGGCTATTGTAAGTGTAAGGCGGTTGCGCGTTGCCCGTGCCGGTGGAGTCACCCTCGCATTCAGCGCCGGAATAGACAGTGGATGTGCTCCCAACGCCACCCAACGAACATCCCCATCCCGAAGAATAATCCCCAGTGACCTCGAAGAGCGCGTTAAGGCCGTCTGCCGTGATCGTGCCGGATAAATCCAGCGAAGGCCCCAAAATGTCATCCGTGCATCCCTCGGTGGTAATGCCGCTGATGGTAACATAGAGCGAGCCGCCGAGTTCACTGCATCCTCCGCAGTCAACACAAGGCCCGGTGGGACATCCGCAGCATTCGTCATGCGAGTCGGGCTGGAGAAGGACGGGCAGGCTCATGGCTTAGAAGGGCTGGCTTCCGAGGACCCACATAGTCATCGCGCTGCCACTAACGCACACCTGTATCTGCTGGAAGCTGATATCCTGCGTCGGCACGGAGGCATCTATCTCCACGTTGATACCGCTTCCGGTGTCGTAAAGGTTGACCGAGTTCTCATCCACGCTGCTGTAACTGCCCGTGTTTGCGTTTGAGATATTGATGATCGGCGAGTCGCTCAAATCGAGCTGGATATAAGAGCCGTCGTCATCCTGCATTTCGATCAGGAGATCGCCGAAATCGAGGGTAATGTGCGGCGTGTCGTCATCAACATCCTGGTCATTGATATCTCCGCAGAGATAGACCGAAGGATCATTCGGCGTCAGCGTCACGGAGCCGTTGCTCGTGCCGATGCAAAGGATATCATCTTCGGGCTCGTCATTGCCGCTTTGCAGGGAGAAACCCCAGCCGTCATCGGTTGAGTCATGGTCCGTGCCCGACCAGTCGCTCCCATCGTTGCCCACGGAGATTTCCAGCTTCTCGATCGGGTCTGCGTGATCGATCTCGTCGCTCTCCGCGAAGCTGCTCTGCCCGTAACCAAACAGCACGTCCCAGGTGGCAGGCTGATCATCTCCCCCATCCTGATCTCCGATATAATCATACCACGGTGGCGGCGGCGCGGCCGGCAGGGTGCTGCTCCCTCCGGTCGCCGAGTCTGTCGGGCTATCGACCTGCGGCGGGTCGCCCGGGATGCCCGTCTGTCGCTCCGTGATATGGCGGCTGACGGTCCTCGAGCGATTCCCGCGCAGTTGCTCCATCAAATCCTGGAGGGTAAGATGCGCGGCCGGCCCGAACTTCAAAGTAGTCCGCCCATTATCAAGGTCGTCCTCTATCTCCTGGAGCAGCGCGTTCATCCCCTCCCATTCACTGCGTCCGCCGGTGATATTGAGCACCAGCCCCAGTGTATATTCTCCCACTTCATCGCCCACGACGGTGTAACTCCCCTCGTATTGCAGCACGCTGACGGCGCCGTATAATTGCTCCGCCAGGCCGATTGGTATTCCCTCCGCCTGGGTGTAACTCGAGAGCTGCGCATAGGTTTGCGTCACCGCGCTGGTGGCGCGCGCCTGGCACGCGATATATACCTGGCCGCTTGCGTTGTCGCTGCCATCGGACGGGCCGAACACGTCCTGCGCACGATCCGATTCCGCGTCATCCTCATCCGGGTAATTGTAATAAACCAGGGCGCTCCAGGTCGTGGCCGCGGCCATGACATCCATCCACGAAGCGATGCTGCCACTTAATAACTCATTCGGGTATTGACTTATCGGGTTGCCGTCCACGTCGAACTGCGTCTGCGTCTCATCGAATATCCCGTAAACGTTGGTGATTGAAAGCCGGTCAGCCGAGAAGTTTTGCAGCCATGGCGTCTTTCGCCGCCACCAGGTGATCGTCGGGTCGTCCCCGGGTCCGCCATCCTCTCCGCTGCTATCGGCCGTCGGAATCCCCTGGGTCTTGACCGGCACCTTTTGATAAGTGGAGTTAGTGCCCGCCAGGCGGGTGGTCTGCACCAGGGCGCCGTACTCGAGGCCGGTCGAGCCTTCTGGAAAATCATCGACGATGACATTGATGCTCGGGTAGCCATCGGTCTTGTTCTCCTGGATGTAACGGAACACCACGCTGGGGGCCAGCAACTCGGGCAGCGCCTTGACATCGACGCTCTCGACCGCCGCACCGGAGTTTCCGGGCGGATAGCCGGTAAACGGGATGGACGTGGCCGCGCAATCGCCGCGGCGTGTGACATTGAAGGTTGGCGGCGTGGTTGAGTAATCAAACCATGTTACAGCGTCGGGCGTCCACTTCAGGAGCTTGCGGATGCACTCGCTGCACGGGAGGTCTGTAATTTCATCCAGCGGTACCGGCGCCGCGACGCCGATGACACCCATCTGACAATTAGCTCCGACAGCAATGGCCCATGCGACAATGTCGGCGATTACCTGGCCGGAGTTCAGCGTGTTACCGGCAATATCCACGCCCAGGATGATCTCCGAGCGGTACTCCGCCGCCAGGGTCGGATTCCCGTGCTCATCGACACTCACGATGACATTCCACTGCTGCTGATAGACATTCTTCTCAAAGTCATTCCACGCATCGAGTAACTCGTAATCGACGCTCTCCGCTGCGCCGGTCCCCTGGCGTGGTATCCGGTGCAGCCGCCCTGAGAAGAAGGGCGTATCGTCAAGCAGTACCGTGCAAATGGTTCCCTCGGCCGCGAGCGGATCGGAATCGGCGGCGGCGCCATCCGCCGTGAAAGTAAACCTGCCGGCCTGCTGGCTCCGAATGGTCCGCTTTAGGCGGGATAATCCAAGCTGGGTGAATAACTGCGGCTCGCCGCCGCCTATGGATAGATACCAGGCCATGAGATATAAGCGATGGTTATCCTAATCTATTAGTTTTGACCCAGTTCTCGAGCCGCTCGATGCGGCTGATAACTCCGGTCAATGATTTTTCCCGGTCTTCCGGATGCCCGGGGCTCCTGGATGCGTGGTTTCCGCCCGGTTGTCCGGTCGGCGGCACGCGGGGCAGGTCAGCGGTGGCGCTCCGCGTCTCCACGACAATGGCATTCGGCGCCGCGGCGGAGTTGGAATCCGCCGGCTTGTCCCCCTCTACGAGCAACTCCTGCGGGTCAGGATATTCCATTTTATCCGGCACGGAATCGGCAGTAACATCTGCATCCGGGCCAGGTTCCGGCTCAGGGACCGGATTCTCATTTTCTGCCTCAATCATTTTCTGGAACGATTAGCAATTTCACATCAGGAATTTGCAATTCCGCTACTGGCTCCCGATTTGTTGTATTACAAAATCCGCCGTTGCATTCGTGGTGCCGGAAGTGTCCGAAATGATGGCCCCGTAAAACGCTCCTCCGGGAGTGTGAATCGTGATCTCTTGATACGGATCAACCGTGCTGGCCTGATTTACGGATGTGTTCCCCTCGAAGTCGTTCCAGTTGTTTGGACTGCCGGCAGTGGGAAATTCACCGCAGTAGGTGCCAGTCACCGTCAGATCATTGATGTACCTAAATAACGGGTTGAAGTTCGAGGAACTACCTGCCGCCGTTGTTATTATAGCATGAAGCAGATAAGTCCCCTTTGCCAGCGTGCCGCTAACCATTGCCGTGTTCGTACCAGTGCAATGAGCCGTCCCCGTCACAATCGTGTCATTCGCCGTCCCATTGATCAGCGGCGCGTAAGTAGTAAAAGTCCCGTTGGTTAGCGTGGTGGCCGAAGATCCACCGCCGCCCGGCCACGGCGCCCCGTTCCAGGTAGGTGCAGTTCCACTCACACCGAGAGTTCCGGTCCCCGTCGTCAAATAGAATGTGTCACCTCCGGCCTGTGTCAGAGAATCAAAAGCCGTATAAAGCCGTCCCGGATAAGTCATGCTTCCGCGCGTCACGCTGCCTCCTCCCACCGCATCGGTATAGAGTTCCAAGGTATTGCCCGGGCCGGCGTACATCCCCAGCACCGCGCTACCCGCCCCATTGTAAACATCCAGGTATTCCGGCGTGTTCCCAAAGCTGATCCCCGAGGGCGTGACTGTAAGCCCCCCTGTGTAAAAGCCGACGCTCGACGTGATCGTACCAATCGTCCCCGAAGTCGCGAACATCGCCGAAGAGAACGATCCGGACTGCGCGACCAGCGGGCCGGTAACAGTCATCGTGCCCGTCAGTGACAGGTTTGCGGTAGCCGTCTCCACAGGTTGCCCCGTCACGAAAAAATCAAACTTATCCAGGTAAGCCCCTGATGAAGTCAACTCAGCGATGGAAACCTTCGATCCTGTGTATTGCGACGCGTAAAGAAACGTCACCGCGGACCCGCTCGAGGCCGGCGCCGAGACTCCGAAGAAGTTCGTCCCGTCATTAAACAGGTCAATGCGCCCCTCGGATTCATTGAGATTAATGGCAATCGGACCCATCAGCGTGTCCACCGAGAGACCGCCTCCAAAGTAAGTCCCCTCATTGTTTATTCCGAAGTCGCCAGGGATGTTTTGCGCGCCGCGGCTCAGGTAGTCCTCCCAATTATCGGAGGCAATCTGCGCGGCCAACGCGCTGCCGTGAAGGTTATCGGGAAACCACGGTGTATAAGCCTGGTTGGGAAGGTAAGCATCCATCCGGGCGAGCCCGTCCCAAAGCACGCCCTGCGTCCCATCGATCAAAGCGAGATCGTCCGCCTTGATGAGAGGATTGGTCGCGAGATAATCGCCTGTCCAATAGTCGATCACCGGTGACGTAGCCATGATTACGGTCGCGGTATCCGCGTGGGCGCTGCCCGTCATTTGCAATAAGTTGGCGACCGTGGACGCAGTAGTTATCAGGCTCTCAGCGTCGTTGTGCAGCAGCGAGCCCCCTGTGATGAGAATTTTTCGCCCCGGAAACGAGCCACTCGTGAAAATCGCGTGTGGGCTCGGCACAGTCACTCCATACGTGGTGTTCGGAGTATTATATTGAGCCAGCGCTCCCGCCGTCGTTTGGCCGTCCGTGGACACGTTGAACCAATGGGCGTTCTTTCCCCATGCGCTCTGCATCAAGAGAGTGGGCCACGCGCTGGTGTATCCGCCATTCGGGAGCTGCGTCCCAACCAGACCTGTCCCCGAAACATGAGCCGCCCGGTCCCAGCTCGATAAGTTAAACACAACGACATCGCTTGAAGTGAGAGCCAGCATCGGCGGTCCTGCAGATGCGGCCAGTGGAGACGAGATACCGCTTAGGGTCGAAGAGAGCGAAGTCGAGTAACCGGCCGTCCCGCTCGCCAGGCCGCTCCCCGTCACCAGCCCGCTGCCGGTGTTCACCGGCTGCGCAGAGGCCGCCTGTAAACCGGTTCCCAGATTCCGCGTCAGCAGCGCCCCCTCCGGATTGAAACTCCATTGCGTCCCGGAGGTATTGACAAAGCGGAGCACAGTCTTCCCCGCGATGCTTGTATCCGTCGACGAGTGCAATAGCGTCCCGTTCGTCGAGCTATCCATTACCTGCAACGATGGGTACCCGCTCCCCGGATAACTCACCGCAATAAAATAGAGATCGCCAGGATGAATCCCGGTATCGCTCAACACGATCTGGCCTGAGTAAGGCGCGGTACCGCTTGAGAGCGTGAGCTGATAAGTCGAGACGCTCCCCAGGCGGCCCAGGGTAATCGTGGTGCCGCTTGTCACCGTCCCCAGGCTCGCAGCCCCGTTGTACTGCGAGTACGTCGTCGGGGACGGGTCCCCGTGCGCCGGCAATCTCCCCCACAAAAACAGTAGCAGCAGCGCCCCGATGAGAGCGACCCCGATGAGTTCCCCGCGAGTGATGAATGGTTTGCGAATCATAAGTGTAAGTAGAAGTTTAAGTGTAAGATTGGGTTCAAGTTCAGGTTCAAGTGTAAGTTCAAGTCATCGACCTAAATCCAATGCCCGTCCTCTTTGTGCCAGTTGGCCCCGTCGAAGCCCGCCTGGAAGTAGAAGCTCTGCGCAATCGCCGGATTAGGATTGGTCAGCGGCCCTTGCAGCAGCGTCCCCGCCACGCTGGAGTCATAGATATTCAACGTCGGATTCGCCGATGCCGGGAAATCCACAATCACCCGCAGCACCGCCCCCGCCAGAGGCGTGGAAGTAACCGCAACCACGTCGGTTAATGTCAGGTTAGCCACATACGCCCCGCCGCCGGCCGCCAGCGTCACCGGCTGCCGGCCCGCGATCCACGGATTGGCGTTGGTAATGGCAGAAGTCCCCGCCGCGTTCAGATTCAGCGCCGCCGGGCTGATCGCCGCCGCCGCGATCAGCGCCGCCACCTGCGATCCCGTCAACGCGGCCGCCGGCACACTCCCGCCGGAGTTTGCGCCGGGATCAATAAGGTTCAGCGTCCCCACGCACAGCGTCGTGATCTGGCCCGTGCCCATCACCGCCACCAGGCTGAAATGCAGCAGCCGCGAGGGCGGATTGCCCTGGAGACCGCCCAGCGCCAGGTCATCGGCCGTGATAGCGATTACCCCTTGCTGCTGCGTCCCCGCAGCCCAGGTATTCTGAGTCGTCGTGTTATCGAACGAGTTGACCGTCAAATCGAGCAGCGACGGGCCGTCCAGGTCCGTGTTATCTTTCAGGTAAAACGTGACGCTCGATATCCCGGCCACGCTTTGCAGCACTCCATTCAGGAACCAGCCAAACTGGATCGTCAAATCATTGCTCACCCACGCCTCCGGCTCGGCATTGGAGTTGATGTCGATGACGTTTTCTTTACTCGCGCTGTCCGCCGATATCCGGATGATCTGATTAGTGATTGGCATGGGTAAGTGCTAATTGCTGATGTTAAAATGCAGATTGAGGGAGCGGCGTGCGGTGCATGTTCTGGTTCTTGAAATTAGCAGTCCGGCATTAGCAATTTGAAATCTCCTTACTCCGCCGGCGGCGTGCTCTGCGCCACTCCGCCGATGAGTTCGTAGTGATAGTGGATGGTGCTCCCGATCTGCTCGATCAGCTCGTGGGAATCGACCTTGCCGTCCGCAAGGTAGCGCACCACGGTCTGGCCGTTCGGCTTGCTGGATATCAGCGTGACGAGGCCCGCGCTCGGCAGATTTTCCTCCAGCAGGAGCACAAACGCCTCCGCGTCCGCGATGGTATCGAAGGTGTAGAACACGTCGAAGCTCAGCATCGTCTCCCGGTTCCCACGGTCGAATGTCTCGACCTGCTCCGCGCGGAAACATGGCGCCACCTGGATGAGCCGTTTTACCTTGAACTTCATCCCCGTGGTCGAGACGCCTCCTTCCCGCGTGCCGTCGCATAAGGTATAGCCGCCGATGGATACAAGCATCGCTCATTTAGTCCACGGTGAAGGTAAAGATCGGGTTCGGCACGCCGGCGGTAAACGTAAGCGCGCTGCCAAAGGCCACCTCCCCGCTCCTTAGCTTCCCGGTCGCGTACATCAGATCATAATCCACCGCCCCGGCCCCCACCAGCGTTGCAACCAGATGCGGCCCGGTCACGACCAGGTTATTGCCGCCATCGCCAATCGCCTGGCCCGGCAGCCACGCGGCGCCGCCCTGGAGATTGATGAGCGTATCGGTCTGCGCCTCAGTCAGGTTCGCTGGCATGAAACTCGCCAGTCCCGTCATCGATTTCAGCACCATGTCGATGACTCCGTAGTTATCCACGTCAATCGGCGTGGTCTCGATGGACGGCGTCAGCGTGAATCCCTCCTGCGACACCATCGAGCTATACGGCGCGACAGCTCCCCAGGCCGCCGTGTATTGCCCCATCCGTACCTTGGCCGGGTCAAATGTGGTGTCCGCGAACGCCTCGGCCGCAACGCTGTTCCATGCGCTGTTGCCCGTCAGGGTAAAGTTCGACGCCATCAGGCACGCAAAGGTCATGTCGCCCTTGTAGATAGTCCCCTTGGTCGCGCTCAGCAGGATGCTCGGGTACTTGCTGATCGCGCCGCGCGACCAGGTGATCTGCTGCCCGTCCGCGATGGTCTGCACCACCAGCGGCACATCCTCGGCCCCGAAGATCGAGCCGCCGATCCCGCTCGGCGCATAAGGCATCTGCCCCGCGATGTCCGCGCCCCGGATCGCCCCCACCGGCGTCCCGGTCATCGTAACCACGGTATCCTTTGCCACTTCGGCAATCTGGCCAAAGGCGTCGGTATCGATCTTCACCCGGCTCCGCTTGACGCTGATTTTCAGCCCGGTCTTAAAATAGTAACTCACCCCGTTGAAGATCACGATTGCCGGTCCGGTTGCTCTTACTAAGGCCATAAGTTAATTTCTAATTGCTGATGTGAGATTGCTAATTGAATGTCAGAATTGCTGGTAATTGATATCGCTCCCGCGCGCCCCGGGCAGGAAAGCCTGCGCCCGCAGCAGCGTGCCCGGCGGCGGGCAGCCAAAGGGCGCCTCGTAAAGCTGGGCCGTGGTTACAATCTCGCCCTCGGATGGAGCCGGCGTCGTCCCGTCCAGGGTATAATAGATCGCGACGCCCACCGGCAGGCAAAGCAGGTTCACCTGCCCCCCCACCAGCCGGATCAGCGGCATCGGTGTCGTAGCCAGGTCAGGGAATGCAGGCTCGCTCTCGACGCTGACGCGATAAGTAATCGAATCCTTGTAAGTCAAATCCGGGACAATAGCCTGCTCACTCACCCGGCAGATGCCCGAGACGCCGCCCGGCGTCCATAAGTGCAACGCCTGCGCCACGGAGATCGACAGATCCTCGCAGGCGATCCCGGTCCCATTAATCCCCATATTCACCATCGCGTTTTCCTGCACCAGCACCTGGCATCTGAGATGCAGATAAGGTCCCGGCATCTCCTGCTCGCCACTCTTGATGTCCAGCCTCGGCATCAATACCGTAATCGCAATCCCGCTCAGCCCGTTCTTCCCCGTCAACGCCCCCAGGGCGGCGTCAATCTTCGATTGGATCGCCGTCGCCGTCAGCGCCTCGCGCGGCCGAAAAACGAACACCGGCACATTTTCAGCCAGCGGCATCGCCGCCACCTGTGCCGCCACGTCCAGTTGAAATTGCTGGAGACTCATCGGATGGCCTCCATATTGGTTTTCTGCGCTATTTCCGCCATCCGCCGCAGGTTGGTTTCGCCCTCCTTACCTTGTTCCCTCATCACCGCTTGGCGAACAATCTTCCGCGCCGCGCAGCGAATAATCGCCGCCGCCAGATCCAGCAGTGTATCGTCCGGCACAATAAAATCCACATGAGCCGCGGACTCCAGCCGCACCCGCAATACATGCGCCTCCTGACCGTGAGAAACTAAGTCAAAATTCGTCGCGTGCGCGCTCATTGCATCTCCCTTCTGCCAATCATCAATCTTCGATCATCAATGCCTTCATCCCGGGTACCTCAAGTTAAGGAAATAGTTGATCCCCCGCTTCGCCGCGCTCGCAAACTCCTCCTCATCCGGCAGCACATCGCTGTTCCCGGATTGAGTAACACTCTTCACCAATAGATAGAAAGCCAGCCCTCCCACCATTCCCCCCGGCGTCGCCGGCCGCGATCCATCCCGCCGCTTCTTGTGCTTCAGCGTCTGCGCGTCCCGCTGCACCAGCAGCGCCTCGTCATTGCCAATCGGCACGAACCGCAGATCATCGAACTGCCGCGCCGAGACCCCCACAGCCTCAGTCCGCATCGGCAGCGTAAGCCAGTTGCCGTTCTTCGGCGTGATCGTCCCGCCAAAGTACCGCTGCGCCACCTCGCGCGGCATGCTCACGATGGCCGCGTCATCCGTCCACCGCGCATGCGTGCCGTCGATCATCCGCATCCAGAATCCCGTGTGCTTGAGCGCGTTCTGCTCCCGCTCGCTCATGCTCTGGAAGGAGCGCTGCACCTCCGGCAGCATCTGCTCCGCCACCGCCTGGTACATCTCCCGCGAGGGCTGCACGTCCCGCTCCAGCGCCGTCACGAATGGCGTCGCATTGTCACTTATCGAAATCGAGACCGCGAGACTCATAAGCAGGAGAATTACAGGTTGCGCCACATACCGCACAGGGCTAGAGTTCAGACGCTGCCGGCAACCACCGATACCCGCGTTACCAGTAGGGTCGGGCGCGTAGGCGCGTTGTAAAAGGAACTTCAGCGCGTTCATCTGGCTTCTACCAAGGCCGGCCGGGTCGTAATCACCCGGTCGGCCTTCTCTATGTCTTTGAAGTGAGTCGTGAGCCCATAGCGGGTTTGCGAAATTCCGCCATCATTTCTCCGCGCCGCAGTAAGCACGGCGACGTGTTGACCGCTCACCACGTAAAGCTTGTCCGGACTTTCATGTTCATGCACCGAGCCGCGCGCCAGCGTCACCGGCAATTGATGCAGCTCCTCCGGCGAATGCTGATAATCGAGATGAGCGGAGCCATACCCATCGTCCAGCTTGTTGGGATCGAGCGTGCCGGGGCGCCCATAAGGCATATCGATCCGGTACTTCCCGCGTTGCAGTACTCCCGGCGTCCCGCGCTTCCGGGTGCGCGCAATCCGTGTCGCCTTGCGCACCGCCTTCATATCCCGCGCAATCGCCCCGCGCCGCGTCTCCCAGCCCTTGTACGCCCCCTCGCTCGTCCCCATGTTAGGCAACAGCATCCCGATGATGCGCCCGATATTATCGCGCAGCATGGGAATCCCTCCGGGAATCACTTCGATGCCGTCATCGTAAACCTTGCCGCCCTCCCGCCAAACCTGCCGCAGAGAGTCTGATCTGCTCTGACGCCTTAATTGATTAGCATTCCCCAGCGTCACCTTTCCGTCCGTCACCCTCAGCCCCTTGATGTCCTTGATGATATCGGTGAGAAACTCCGCGTACCCCTCCACGCTCGCCTCGACGTTGCCGCCCCCGTCCAGGCCGCCCGGGTCTTCCTGGGGATCGATCCGCGTGCCCTCATCCATGATCCCAAGCGCCAGCGCGTCGTCCCGGTTCACGTCGATCACACCCATCCCCGAGTTGAATGCAAACGGCGGCCACGGATTGCCCAGCGTATCTTCATACCCTCCGATCCCGTCTCCCAGCGCCTGCCAGATCGGGTGATTCTTGAGCGCCACCATCCGCTCCCCGGCCTCGGTCGATCCCTCCTCCTGGGTGCCCTCCCGCGCCGCCTCCCATCGCTCCTCCCAATCGCGCGGCACCTTCGAGTGCCGCAGCCTCACCAGCTCCCACGCCGGATTCCCATACAGCGACATTTCATTCTGCGATCCCATCCACCGCGCATACCCCTGCACGTCCCGCACGTTCGTTTCCACGATCAGTTGCAGCCGCGCGTCGCTCGAGAAATCCCGCAGCGTTCCCCGGTCCTCCTCGCTGGGCATGTACCCCGTCGATTTGAGATACTCCAAAAGTTGCGCCTTCGCTTCCGGGATGCTCATCAGCAGCGCCTTGTCTCCCCGCGCCCGCGCCGCGAAGTCCTCCTCATCCGGTCCTCCCGCGATCTTCGCCGCCAGCTTCTGCGCCCGGTCCAGGAACCCCGCATTCGTCATCCTGGCCGAAAAAAAAGCCCGCAGCTTGATCCCCTGCTGCATATCCCGCAGCGCCGCGCTGCCGCCGGCTGTAGGCATCAGCCCCTTGCGCATCATCAACTCCACCGCCTCATCCCATTCCGTGGGCTCGTCAAAAGTAAGTTCATTCGCGAGCAAAGTCTTTCCCGCTCGCGGGCCATCCGCGACATTCTTCCAAATCAGCAATCTGAGATCAGCAATCATCAATTTAGAGGAGCCCATCCATCCCGTGTCGCGTCCAAGGTTCTCGCCGCGTCGATGTAATCACATCAATCTCCCCTCCCGCCTCCTGCATTTCCGCCGTCCCCGCCGGCACATCCGGCGTCTCGAACCGTAGCTTGTCGTCATTGATCCGCAGCAGGTAGCTGTTGTCATTCCGCCGCGTGTCCCGCTGATCCTCAGACAGCGGATAATTGATGCGCTCCAGCAGCGCAAAGAGCGCGATCCGGATAGTAAGCCCCTTCAACGAGTTCGGCACCGTGCTCGGGTCCGCGTTCATCGCGTTCCCCGTGCTGCACGCCGCCCGCACCCGCGCCACCGCATCCGCAATCGACTCCGCCACCGGGTCAACCGCACCGATCCCCGCCGTCTGCGCAGCCGTGATGATCGCCGAGTGCCCTGCGGCCTTCAGCGTATCCTCCGTCATCTGCGTCCAGTTACTCATTCTGCTTCTTCACTCGAACTTACTCTTGCACTTGCACTTGAACTTGAACTAAATCTTACACTTAAACTTATACTTACACTTTCCCCTGGTCCTCAGCCCGGCCCCGCGCTCTTGTACAACGCGGGACCAGGCTTTCAGCCCAAGGAATCAGCTCACCGTAAACTGGTTAATCCCCAGCAACGAAGTCACCACGATCTTCTCGTAATGCTCGACGGTGATATCCACCAGCTTGCTGGTGACCTGCTGCACATACACCCGCCACGGTCCGCCCGAGTCCGTCATCGAGTAGAACCGCTTGATGTTGGATGCGTCTTCCGTGTCCTGTCCCGCCATCGCGTAGAACATGAACACCAGGTTGCCCACCACTTCGGCCAGGCCCGCGCCAGCCGCGCTGAAGCGCTCCTTGGACACATAGGGCGAGACCTGCAAAAACATCCCCACCTGCTCCGGAGTCAATCCCGCGCTCGCGTAGCCGCCCGCGTTGTTCTGCGCGCGATGCGTCAGCACACGCCGCGCCCAGGCCGTGTCGCCCCACGCCACCCGGTTGGGCCGGATGCCGCTCTGTGTCGCCGCCGCCACGAGCTGCTGGAGCACCGCGTTGTCGGGATCTGTCCCCGCCGCCCCTTCCCACACCACCGCCGTGTTGATCGCCGCCGCAGAGAGCGAGGTGATCGCACGGCGCAGCGAGTTGCGCAGGACGCGCCGCTTGAGCTTCTCGACGATCCGCGCCTGGTACGCCGGCAGGCCGCCAGCCAGCGCGCTGGTGGGATCGGCCACCTCGTCCAGGTCCACCCGGATGCGCAGGCCGCGGTTATCGGTCCGGGAGTGGACTTCTGTCCCCGTGTACTTCACGGTCGGGAACTCCTCGCCGATTGCGCGCAGGTCATCGTAAGCCCCTTCGGACAGGAACTCCTCGATGTTCACCCACGATTTGTAAGTGAACCGGCGAGACACCGGCGTGCTCGGCGCGAAGAACTCCAGGGTTTCCTCGATGTTATTCGGGTCCCGCCAGCCGACCGCGTAATTGGTCAGCGGTTCGTCGAAGTATTGCTGGGTGAATACCGACTCGTTGGCCAGATAGACCGCGCCCGGCTGGATGGCCGAGCCTTCGTTGGCCAGGAGCGCCACGGGCTCGCTGTTGATCTCGGCAAGCTTGCCCAGCGCCCGCGCGTGATGTTTGCGGAACTCACCGAAGGACATGGTCCCCGGGAGTTTTGTGATGGTTCTGCTCATAGTGTTATTTCTTTCTGATTAATTAGTGGATCCACAGACCGGAGGCCGTTCCATAGACCACAACGGTGTTGCTGGAACTTAATCCCGCCGCCCCGTTCGGGATTGTCCCGGCGGCCGCGATCCAGTTCGCCGCCACGACGGAGGTCGCGTCCAGCACAAGGCCGCCACGCACCCAGCTGCCATTGGTCCCGAGGTTGGGCAGGTTAAGCTGCGTGTTGTACACCGCCGCCGTGCTCGTGGTAATGGTCGCGCTGCCGCTCACCGATACCAGGCTGCTCTCCGGCGTCAGCGTCCATGTCGATCCTGTCACTGCCGTCGAGCCGGCCGTGTTGGTAAACGTGGTCGTCCCATTGGTCATCGCCAGCGTGGTCGAGCCGTTCGGGAATATATAAGTCCCCGTGCCGCCGGTCGAGATATACGCCGTGCTGCCGCTCGAGAAGACCTGTGCGTTGTCCGCAGTCAGCGCGAGCGTGGTGGTATAGGTGTAGCCTTCGAGCGACCCCGTGCCGGTCTGCACCGCCAGAGCGTCGTCGTACTGGCCTCCTCGCGCCGGCTGCTCGATATAGCCGAGTCCCGCCATTGCCAGGATCGCGCCGAGTAAGATGCCCGTCAGGGCTTGATAGAGTGGTTTCATATATTTCTGATTTCGATTTTCGAATTTGTCGCCCTCAGACCACCTGCACCTGGTACGGAAAGCACGGAATAACCTCCACCTGGTCATCCTGGTTCTGCGCCGCCGTCCTGGCCTTCCCGAGCACCCAATAGTTACCCGGCGCAGCCACAGGCAGCGCTTGCACCAGGCCGCCTGCCGCCGTGGTAATCAGGTTGTCGATTGCGATTGGCCCGTTCGCGATCATCCGCTCGGTGTCCTCGTTCAGCCCAAGGATGTTTACCGGCAGCGGATAACTCAGGTCGGTGTCAGTGGTCGGCGTCATGTCGGGCACCACGCCGTACGGGGTGTCCCCCTGGCCGGCGATCGCGATGCTGTAATACTCCGCGCCGCGTTTCGCGATAAGATAGCGGCTGGTGAACGGGGCGTCCGCCACGGCGGTGGCGTACCCTTTGTGAGTAACATTGACGAGGATGGCGTTATTGGCCAGCCACGCCAGGACGCGGGAGCCGCGTTTGGGATTGCATGAGGCTGCCAGCACGAGCAAGAGGCTCGCGATAACAGGTACGGCGATGATCGGATGGATCATGGTTATGGTTCTCCTTGGTTTAGGTTAGTCTTCCGCGCCGGTGCGCCGCATTTGGGCGAAGAGCTGAATGCCCTCGTTTGAATTGGCTATGGCTCGGAAGCGGTCTTCGTAAGTCTCGTTGGGGAAATCCTTCTGGCGCTGGTCCATTAGTTCCTGGAACCGCGCCGCCCGCTCGCGCTCTCCCTCGACGACCTTCGCGTGCTGGCCTGCGAGGTTACTGGAGCGCGCCTGTGTCTTTATTGCGGGGCGAACATTGGCCAGTTCCGCGGCCCTTTCTTCGAATTGATCTCCGGCGTTACATAACTGCTCGATGCAGCCCGCCCGATCCTTCATGATAATGCGGCCGGTCTTGACCAGGCTGTCAATGACTACGGTGGCGCGGGCGCGGCGCTCATCCCGCACCCGCCGCTCGAGTCGCGTACGCTCGCTTACATTCGGCTGATCGACGGCCCGCCCCTTTTCAAGCGCCGCAATAACTTCCTCCATCGTAACTTCATCGTCTTCTTTGAAGCCCGCGAGAACCTTCAGCTTCGGGGGTACCAAATATTGCGATGGCTGTTGTTCGCCATCGCTGGTAACGGCGGCGTTGCCCAGCGAGGCGGGGCGCACAGGGATATTCGGTTCATTGGTAAAGCCGGCGCTCTTGACGCGGACGGGCCGGAAGACCTGCAGGCCGTTCTCCATGCCGTCGGGCATCGCGGCCCAATTGACGCTGTGGCCGTGGAAGCTTTCGTTGCCGATAAGGCGCGCGCCGTCGTCATTCCAATGCATTTTCACGAAGAGGCCGTGTTCCTGGCATGGGGCGCTTGCTGTGTCGGCCCTGGCGTTGGCGAAGGAGGCGCAGGTGGGGCAGGCGGGGTCGTGGCGGACTTGCATTTCCTTGCCGCGGCCATAGGCGCGCGTGTCTTCGTGACCCGGCTGGCCCTTGAAACGGGGATGATCGGGATGGCCGATATAGAACGGCATGCCAAGCGGTTGAGTTACTCTGCGCAGGGCGGAATTAAACTCGTCGCGGATATGTTCGGCGTCTTCCTTGCGGAAACGCTGGATGATGCGGGCGTTGCCGGTGGTGTTGCCGAAATCGCCGAAGGGGGAGAGCTGGACCCAATGGTCCTGGCCGGGTTCGAGCGGCGAGAGTTGATTGGGAAGCAGCAGAGTTACCGCGACAGCGGCGGATTCGTTGGCGAGGGCCGTGGATTGGGTCGCCAGGCTGTGAAACAGGGTTTTCAGGGAGCGTAGGTTCATAAGTTTGGGTGAGGTAGAGTGTTGGAAGTGTTTAGGGGAGGAGTGGGGCGGGTGGGGCCTTTGGGGTGTAAGTGTAAGGGAAAGTGTAGGGAGAAGTGTAAGTTCAAGTTCAAGTGTAAGTTCAAGTGGACGCTGGCGCGTGGGGAGGGGGGGAGCTATAGCTAAGTAGGTAGGCTTTCGACGGGGACGGAGGTATCCTTTGTCATGTCCTGGACGCGCTCCATGATTGTCGCGGGGTTGTGGAGCGGCGCGTCGTCGGGGGCGATCAGCGGGCGGCCGTAGTATTCCAGGCGCTCGCGCTCGCCCAGGCGGGCGCCGGCTTTGAGGAGGAGTTCGTCGATTTGCAGGTCCAGCGTTACGTTCTTTGACTCGGGGACGACGATGCGGGAGTAAGCAAGCGGACTTACTCCAAATTTCTGCCAGATGACCCAGCGATCGATGTAGACCTGGAGGGTTTCGCTAATCATCGCGGCATCGTCTTCGAGGAGGATGTCGCTTTCGTCCTGCTGGACGCTGGCGCCTTTGTTGTCGGCGGAGAGGGTGGAGAGATCACTGCCGCGCCAGAGGGAGATCATGGCGCGGTCCATGCGCTCGACCAGCGCTGGGAATGGGAGTGTGCCTTCACCGCGGGCGGTGATTAGTGAGATCGGTTCTTTGATCGAGCCGTCCGCGCCATACACCACGCCAGACCAATTCTGGCCGAAGCTCGCCACGGCTGCCTTCAGCGCTTCGCCGGCTTCGCTGCCTTTGGCGGCGTTGGTCTGGCCCAGCACACCGGGTGTGCCGAATTTATCGCTATAACTTACCCAATCCTTCAGGGGCATGTTCTTGAACATGTAAGCGATGGAGCAGGCTTCCATGATGCCGTCGCCTTTGGTTATCATCCATCCGCCGGGTTCGAGTGGCTCGCCATTGGCTCCGCCGAGCGGGAGTTTCAGGAACTGGAGGCGGCCACTGCGGTTCTCGAAGAACCAGAGGGGGACAAAGCGGAGTTCCGCGGTGAGGATCTTACTGCCGTCCCTCAGGCACCCGGGCTGCCAGACGATCTCGTGGACGGCGTAGTATTTGCCTACGGCATCCATCATCTGGCGGATTAGCAGCGGGAGGCCGCCGGTCTCATTTTGGTCCAGCGCGTTTACGACGGTGATGTTCTCGTAGAAATCATCGAGCGCCTGGGCGTGAGCCTCGGCTTCGGGGCTTTGTTCGCGCTGGAAGGATTTGCGCTTGAACTTCGCGACGGCTTTCTTGCGCTTGCTGGCGACGTTGCGGAGGACGTCGTCCCGCTTTTCCAATTGGTCCCAGACCAACGCGGCGTAACCGACAAAGCCGAGCAGGAAGTTATCGAGGTAAACGGAGAGTAACTGCGGAGTTAGCCCGCGCAGGGGATTGAAACGGGAGCGTAGCGCGAGTTGGACGACGTCGGCGCTGATCATGGATTCCGTTTTGGGAGCGCGGCGTTTTGTTGGAGGTTTGGTGTTCAAGATGGGAGTGGGCGTGGTTTAGGGAAGGGATGGGTTCCGAGTGAGTCCCGGATGGGCCGGATAGGTCCCAATGGGACGGATGGAGTGGGCGCGGGTGATTAGAAGAGGGCGAGTTTTCGGGTGGCGGATTCTTCGGAGGGCTCGAAGGCGAAGCGGCTGGTGGCGGTCTTGAGGGCGCGGAGCATTAGGGCGATGCTCCAGAATTCGTCGGCGTGGCCGGACTCGTCGCGCGTTGCGGCGATGCGGACGCCATTGGCGCTGGTAATACGCTCGGGTTTGCGGAGGCCCTCGCGCAGGGCGGTCTCGCACGGGATGCGGATGGCGCGCGCCTCGAATACTTCGAGTAAGTCGAGGGCCATAAGTTCGGTCACAAGGGCGGAGCCGCCCTGGCGGTCGCCGCGCGTGGAGAGTTTCTCGCGGGAGGCGAATTGGACGGCCTCGGCGCGATAGGGGCCGCAAAGCTCCTGGGCAAATTCGACAAGGCCAAGGCCGAGGCCGGTGGCGTCGCCGGAGAGGCGGCCAAAGTTCGGCATTTGCAGGATTGGGCGCAAGCGGTCGAGCTGCTGAGGGAGGCGCATGCCATTAATGCGGAGCAGTGCGCGGGTGAAGAGGATGCCGCCGACTTTCTCGCCTACTGCGATGACGGTCATGTCGCGGTTGCGGCCGACATCGAGGCCGATGCCGAGCGGACCCTTGCAGATCCGGAGCATTTCGAGCGCCTCCCAGCTCCAGTCCTGTGCGCAGATGAAGCATTCCTTACTTGAGCCGGCGGCGCCGGGCAAAGTGGCATACTCACATGCGGCGATAAGTTCATGGGTCTGGAGCGCCATGCTTTCGTCATTGAAAGCGCACTCATAGTTCTGGTCGTAGCTTGCTTTGTCCCATGCGGCGGAGCGGGCTTCGGCGGGCGTGATCTCCCGGCGCGTGGCGGGATCATAGATTTTGAGGCCCATCTCGTAGGCGTCGCTGCGGCGGATTTGCGAGACGGGGTATGGCGAGGACTCATTCGCCATGCGGTAAAACATGTTGAAGCGTCCATTGCCGGTGCTGGCGATGCGGCAGCAATAGTCGGGATTACTCGATATAATGGGCTCGGCGGCATCCCAGATGGCGGTGCTATCCTCGTGGAACGCGAATTCATCGAGAATGAGATCGCCGGAGAAACCGCGGGCGGTGCGGGGATTTGCGGCGAGGACGATGAGGCGGCTGAATTTCCCGTTCAGCTTTATGCGAATCTCCATTCGCATGCTTTCGATGCGATCGTTAGTCGAGAGTTCGGCGGACTCGCAGGCCACGCGCATGGCGGCGCAGACCTGGGCGGCCTTGAGGATAAACTCCATGCCGTTTGACTTACTGTTGCTAAGGACGGTAACCAGGCGGCCCGGATTGCCGAGCAGACGGCGGACGGCCCACGCCGCGAGGATGTAACTCTTGCCGATCTGCCGGCTCCAATGGAGCAGGAGGACGCCCTCGGCGGACCAGAATACTGGCTCCTGGAATTTCCGGAACTTGAGCAAGCCCTGCGTGCTGGAATTGCCAGGGTGCCAGTCCGCTTCGAGGTAAGGGTTCCAGCGCATCAGGCGTTCTCCTTTCCAGGGGGCACGGAGAAGCCGGCGGGCTTTGGTCCGAAGAGCAGGAGCATGACCTTCTCGATCTTTTCGCGCTCATCTTCCGGTCCCAGATTGATCTCTTGCAATCGGGCGGCTTCGCGTAGCGCGGCCTTGGATGCGTCGAAACGAAACCGGCTTTCCGCCAGGCTTAGGGACTTATCCTTGATTTCCTGGCCTCGCGCCTTCAGGGCGACGGACATGTATCTTGCCAGTCTCGCCTCATCGCGGTGTTCCTCCGGCTTCATCAGTTCCTCGAAGACCGCCTGGGCGATTAGCACAGTATTCGCCTCGGTAAGTTCGGTGGCGGAACTGATTACCTTGCCGATCAGTGCGGCGTGGTCGCGCGCCTGGCGTATCTCCTTGAGACGCGCAACCGCGGCGAGATCGATGCGGCGCTTCTTTAGCCAGTCGCTCAGAGAGCGTTTGGATAGCGTGACGTTGAACTGCGCTTCGAGCCAGGTAATTCCTTCCCGAATTGTGACCCCTTCGCAGTAGGCGAGCACTTCCTCCTGCTGATCCGGCGTCAGCCGGTTCAACACTGTGTCACCGCGAATCTTGCGATAATTCTTCATTGGCAGCATTTACTGGCGCAGCGTGGTGCGGCCGGCTTCGGTGACGGCCCATTTGATAAGGCTCTCATCGAGAGAATCGGGCACGGTGGCGATATAGCCGCGGACCTGGAGGAACAGGATTTCCTCGTCGAACTCAGCTTTGCCTGCCGGGGGGCGGATCGAGCCGTTCAGCTCGACGATCAGTTGCTGCTCGGGGAGCGCGTACGGTTGGGCGCGCTCGAGAATTTCGAGGATTGCGCGGCGAATGGTGGTGGAACGCATGGGCGGAGAAATTGTCCCGCGGTTGCGGGACTAATGTGAGATTGCTAATGGGTGAGGTTAGTTGCCGGTTACTTCGCTGGCATTTTTGAGCATTTGGAAGATGTCGTTGGGGAGGCCGCGGATTTGCTCGCCCAGGGAGCTCGAGACATCGTTGAGACGCTTGTTGAAATTGGCGGCGGTGGCCTCGACGTGTTTGTGGAGTTCGCAGGTGTCGTGGCTTCGTTTGGCGTCCAGGGTCTGGAACTTCTCATCAAGGGTCCGGCCGAAATCGCGTTCCAGTTGACTTAGCGCCTCTTTGGTAGCGAGACGTTCCATGACGACCTCCAGGCGGGCGACGCGGGACTCGATCTTGCGGACGTCGGTATCGAGTGGCGGGCGGCGGCCGAAGAAGGTGCGCGCGTCATTTGCCACACGGAGGATGAGGCCGAGACAAGCGAAGAGGACGATGAGGCCGATCATCACGGCGAGAAATGGTCCGGCGTGATTGGGGATGGCGTCGGTGACGTCGCCCAGCACTAATAAGCGGGGATCATTTATCATAACTTGATCCTCGGTTGCTTGCGGGCGCCGTCCCAATTCTCGCCAAGGCTGGGCGCGTGCGCGCAAAGGTGCTGGCAGATGACCGTGGGAAGATGGCGGCGGAACGGGGCGGGCCATTGCTCCGCAAACATGACGTCGTCATGGGCCGCGGTGCCGAGCGACCATGGATATTCCTTTTGCGTGGAGGAATGCCAGAGCTGGAAGAAACCTATGGGGACATAGCCGCGCAAGGTATCCACATAGCGCGCGGAGAGGGGCTGCGCGGGCCGCGGGGCCACCATGAACCCTTGCGCATGCTGCGGGTGGCCATTGCCGCTTTTGACGGCTGCGATTTCATCGCTGCCAACGACGTCGACACGATCCGCGCCATAGATGCAGTGCCGGTCCAGGTGCGTGTGATTAAAGAGGATGCGGCGGAAGTTATCCGGGAGCGCAATGTCGGCGTCGAGATGGAGACGCCAGCCGTGATATTGAAAGCGCGAGAAGCCGGCATTGATGGCGGCGCCTTTGTTGAAGGTGCGCCCATTCTTGCGGAATAAGTCGGTCTGGACGCAGATTGCGCCATGTTTTCTTGCCACGGCCTGGGTGGCGTGGTCGGCGTGGGAAGTTACTACGATGAGGGTATCGAGATGGGGATGATTGAGCGCGAGGGTGATATCGAGTATGTCGTCGAAACCGACGCAACAAGTTACCGCCTCGAGTCGGAGGGCTTCCAGGAGTTGCGGCCCGGGTGTGGCGGGCGCGCTGCTGTAAGTGGGCTGATTCATGCCGAAAGTGGTGCGGACTGGGTCGAAGCCTCGAGGAATTGCTCGAGGTCGTTGACGCGATTCAGCCAGCCGTGCAGAAACTGGGCGTCGCAGGGATGCAGCAGGACGATGTCCGCGTAATGCTGGCGGCGGAGTTCCAGCATGTGATCGATAAGTCCCCACTTCGCGGCCTGGCAGGCGGTGGCGGCGAGGCCGAGGGTCACAGGCCCAATCTGGCCATCGAGCGTGATCGAGTAACCGCAGCCGGCAATCGCCCGCTGCAAAAGAAAGCCGGAGACATATACCCCGTTGTTGACGGCGCAATCGAAGACGGCGGTGTCGATGCCGGCCGGCAGATCATCGCAGCGGCATTGGGTCCACTCGCCGTCGCGATAGATTGCCGTGGCGTCGTCTAGGGTAAGATTGGGAATGTCGAGACCGGGATGATCGGCGGCGTCGATTCCAAATTTTGTACAACCGCCGGTGTCCCCGGGGACATTTTCGGGGACGACAAACGCAAGGTCGCCATCGTGGCCCGGGGCATAGACGCACTCATGCCGGAGCACGAAGGCCAGCGAGGCTGGGAAGGTATCGGTCATGGAAGCGGGTCTGGTTGGGTTGTGTTAGGGCCGGGCTGGCTGGGCTTTGCGGGCGATCTGGAGTTCAAGGTTCGTCGCGAGTTTCTGGCCGGTGCTCCATGCGACGCCGGCGAGCGCCATTCCGGCGCTCAGGAGGACCTGGCTGCCGGATTGATCGATGAGGCCGTGGCCGAGGAGATAACCGGCGGCAAGGGTGAGGCCGTGGCGGATGTAGCCGAGTAGGATGGTTTTGAGTAAGTTCATGGAGTTGGATGTTGGAAGGAGAGGAACCGCGGATCCCGCGGTTGCGGGACGGATAAACACGGATCGCACCTATGGCACGGCGGGTACGGGCGATGGCGAGGGTGTGACGACGTTGAGCGTGGAGGCGATTTTGGCGGCGGTGTTGACGATGTTTACGTCGGTTTGGCTTACGGGCTTGTTGGGGGCGATGACGGCGGCGACGGCGGCGCCGACATTTGCCACGCCGGGCGTTGCCTGGACTACGGAGCTGGGGATGCTGGCGCCTACGTAACCTTGCAGGACGCTCCCCAGGGCGCTAAGTCCGGAGCTCGCCAATTGGCCGGCGGCGGGGCCGCCGTAGTAAGTGGCGGCTGCGGTGCCGGCGATGTTTGCGAGGCTTTCAGCGCCTACGAGCAGGGCGCCGCGCTGGGCGGAAGTAAGTGTGCTGCACCCGGGCTGGAGAAGTGTGAGAGTACCCGCGGCGATAAGTAAAACCGGGCGGCGGAACCGGCGATTGATGGAGTGGTGCATAACTCCATCCTGAGCAGAACCGATTGTGCTCTAAGAAATGATTTCTTTTTCCTTGACTTATTTGCGAGTGTACAGTTTCGGCGCGCCCTGTGGTGTCAGTAGTTTTGTAACTATTTTTTCCGGGAACCTTTTTTGGGGCGAAAAAGGGCTGAAAATCGCGATTGGGAGACGGGGATTTTGAGGCGTTTTTGGGCGTTTTGCCGGACGGGGCGGCATTTTGTGTTTTGGATTTTCGGAAAATCGTTTCATGCTTCCAGGCGATGAAAGTACTTGTGACGGGCGGAGCCGGCTTTATTGGCTCCCACCTCGTCGAACGGCTGCTCGGGGCCGGTCACGAAGTGGACGTTATTGACGAATTCAACGATTTTTATGATCCGCGGATCAAGCGGGCGAACCTGGAGGGCGTGCGCGGGCGCGTCGGGGTCTTCGAGGCGGATATCCGGGATGTGGCGGTGGTGGAACGGATTGTAACCGAGGGCGGGTATGGTGCGATCATGCACCTGGCGGCCCGCGCGGGGGTGCGGCCTTCGATCAAGGAGCCGCGCCTGTATATCGAGACGAATATTTTGGGGACTTACAATTTGCTGGAGGCGGCGCGGAAGGCCGGCATCGGACGGTTTATTTGCGCGTCCAGCTCGTCGGTCTACGGCGTGCTGAAGACGGCGCCCTTCCGCGAGGATATGGCGTTGACGGAGACGATCAGCCCGTATGCGGCGACGAAGCTGGCGGCGGAGCAGTTATGCTCGAATTATTCGCATCTGTATGGGATGCGGACGATCAATTTGCGGTTCTTTACGGTGTATGGGCCACGGCAGCGGCCGGACCTGGCGATCCATAAGTTTACGCGGCATATCCATGAGGGGAAGGCAATTGACCAATTCGGGGATGGATCGACGCGGCGGGATTATACTTATGTGGATGATATCATCCAGGGGGTGATGGCTTGTTTGACTTATGAGGGGCAGCTTTGCGATGTGTTCAACCTGGGGGAGAGCCAGACGACTACTTTGACGGAATTGATTCGGGCGATCGAGGAAGCCTTGGGAAAGAAAGCGGTGATTAACACGATGCCGGAACAGCCGGGGGATGTGCCGCTGACTTATGCGGATATCTCAAAGGCGCGGGCGCTGCTGTATTATAATCCGACGACGAAGATCAAGGAGGGGATACCGAAGTTCGTGGAGTGGTATCTGGGAAATTCGAAATTCGAAATCAGAAATTAG